AAGGTTTTGATTTTACAAAAATATTTGCTGGATGTGAACCAACACCATGACGTGATTGCAAATTCTTTACGTGAGTCCAGTCTTTACCATCATATGTATAGTCTCCATCAAACATAGAGAAGTATTGACTCCTTATGGAATCAATTACCTCATCAGGAAAAACATCTTTAACTACTAAAAAACCTTCAAAACATTCACTGTTATATGCATTAAGAAGATCAGTTGATTTAATATAATGACATAAAGGTGGAGCAGTTACTTCAAATGATTTTTCAGAAGCTGTTAAATTGATTGACATTTCTGATTATTCTTGAAGATTTTCTGATCCACCAATAGGGTCTAATTTCAAAGTAGTAGCAGAATTTTTAGTTGCAATCTCATACATTTGTTGGTGAATGTTTTCAGATTCTTTTGTTCCATAGAATTTATGTGCCTCTTGCTTGAATGCTTCAAATTCTATTTGCATTTCAGACTTTGGAGGGTCTTCAAACCAATCATCATGTGGTGTTAATGCAGGTGCAGGAACTCCTACATATGGTTCTTTATCAATCTCCTTACAGTCAACTACATTTTCATCAATTGCACACTCAATATCTTCTTCTTTGAAGATACCTGCTTTCTTTCTAAGTAGGGAAGTCTGTGTCTCAAAAATTTCTATAATTTTTTCAATCATGACCATTGAAGTTTTTTAGTATATTCATATGCATAAATCTCACGATTGCCCTTGATTCCCCATCCTAACCAATAGTAAGCAGGAACCATGTATTGTCTAACAGTTTTTCCTGAACCCTCAAACTCTGGAAGATAACGTTGGAAAGTAGATTCATTGATCATATAAGAAGTTTGTCCCTCAAGTGAAGAAGGGTCACAATCATACTTATTACAAAACTTTCCAAGATTATTATAACGACCTATTGAGGTCCACTGAATAATCCCATACCCACCACTATGACAATTGTTGTAAGGAACTCTAGCCCCTCCCTCGCATATGTTGGAAATGAAAAGACTCTCCTGTTTAATATTTCCCAGAATCGTAGCAAGAGCATTGCGGTCTGTGATTCTTGTTTTGTTTTGAAGTTCTTTGAGGACATACTTTTCTTCTGGAGTACAGTCATCACATTTCCAAGATGCTTCATACTGTACAACTGGGATGGGTTGCACAACTGGTTGCTGTGGAACCTCCTGTGCAGTCATAAAACCAAGTGCAATCAATGCTTTAGCAATCATAGGTGAAATAGTCCTTCCTGTAATAACGACCAAGGATATTGCTATTATAAAAGGCAGGCGTCCCATCTGTCAAGCTCTCAATTAGGACATTATTTATGAAGAGCTGCCTGGTCTCCTCATAGTTAGTCTTACCTACAGTGGTGTGGAGACTCAATATAGTTCTTCTAAAGGATTCCTTTCCGAATCTGGCAACATCTTCCTTAAGCTCTGGACAAGATCCATAGTAGTTGCGCCAGTTGCTTTCAGATGTAACTCTCCTTCGTTTTCTATCTTTATTTGTAGCTCTAGGCTTTCGTTTTTGCCAAAAATACTTTCTCCCAATGTATTGTCGTTGGTTCTGGAGATTGGTAATGTTATAAACAAACCCCCAGTAATCCCCAACATCGTTCCCACTAAAAGGGGACTCCAAATATAACCAGGGATTTGAATATTCTTTAAATTCTTCCACATAATAAGTTATTCTCCTGTATATAGTTTTTTAATCTCTTGAAAGAAAATGACCTCATCTGGAAGATAGAAATGAGGTCCATGTCTTAAAATTGATTTTTGTTTTTCTGTAAATTGAGGATTCTCTTCCAGAGCAGTCTTCTGCCACTGTTTCATTAAACCACCAGTCATCTTGTATCTTTGCCTGTATTCTAGAGTTTAAATCCTGAGAAGGTGTCTTTTTTGACATCTTGCTTAATCCCCCCAACAACATAAGATTCAACTTCAGTCTCTTGAGGTGCAACCTGAAGACCCTTAGAAGAGATCCAATGCTGTGTCCAGGGAAGAGGATTTGCATTAGCGGCAATATCATAGATGGGTTTGAGACCTAGTGCTTTCATTCTGCGGTTAGCAGTCCACTCAACATACTTCTTGAGAAGTGCATCATTAAGACCAATCATACTTCCATCTCTGAACAGATAATCTGCCCAGTTTCTTTCTTCATTCACTGCCTTTTCAAACATTGCATAAACATTCTCTTCTTCTTCCTTAGCAATCTCTGCCATCTCAGGGTCATCACCCTGCTTCCACTTGTTCAGAATATTTTGAGTGATAGCAAGGTGCTGATTTTCATCTCTAGCAATCAATGAGATAATTTTTGCAGATCCCTCCATAAGTTTGAGTTCACCAAATGCAAAACTGCAAGCAAAACTAACATAGAACCTAATACCCTCAAGAATGTTAACATTAGCAACAGCTCTGTATAACTTTCTTTTAACATCTCTCTTGGTCCAGGTAGATGATGGAGAGTCCTTCCAATCCTCTTCCCACATATTACCAGTCCCATACTGTTGGGCTGCTTGAATGAAAGCATCATATGCCTCTGTAACACTCTTTGCTCTATCTAGAATCCTTTCATCAGTTACAATCTTATCAAAAACCTCTGATGGATCTGGATAGATATTTTTGATAATATAAGTATATGAACGACTATGGATCATCTCCATAAATCCCCACACTTCCATACATGCCTCTAGTTCAGGTAAGCTGCAGTAAGGGATAAAAGCCATCCCAGGACCACGCCCTTGAATGGAGTCAAGCATAATCTGGTACTTGAGGTTGCTTGTATAGATATGCTTTTGTTCAGGACGAAGTGTCTGATAATCTCCACGATCTTTCTGCAGTGAAACCTCTTCTGGTCTCCAAAAATAACCTAATTGTTGAGTAGTAAGTTTCTCAAAAACAGGATACTTATATGAATCATATCTTTGAACACCAAGTGGTTGTCCAAAGAACATTGGTTGCTTCTTAGTGTCATGAGGATTACTGTTAAAAACAGTCATTCCTCTTACCTTTTTATCATGAATTGTGTTATTCACTGAACTTACCTTAAACTGCACAGGATTCACACTCTCCCTCCTCTACTTGTTCTAGTTCGTTTAATAGACTATTTAGATTTGAAGACTTATCCTCCTCAACCTCATCAGACTTCATATCATGTGTATTTTGATAATATGAGGTCTTCCAACCATACTTATATGTAGTAAGAAGATCATTTGCCATTTGAGAAACAGGAACCTCATTGTTGGGGTAGTTCTCTGGATTATAGGACCAATTGCCTGAAATTGCTTGGTCAAAAAACTTTTGCATCACAGATACAATATTAATGTAACCTGTGTTGTCACTCATTTCCCACAACAGTGTGTAATTATTTTTCAGAGTGGTGTAGGAGGGAACAATCTGCTTAAGAGGTCCTTTCTTTGATTTTTTAATGGACAGGTAGTCTCTAGGTGGTTCAATACCATTTGTTGCGTTTGACACAACGGAACTGCTCTCTGAAGGCATCTGTGCGGACAGTGTTGAGTGCCTAAGACCATGGGTGTTGATAGATTCTCTAAGACCTTCCCAATCATGTTGCAGTGCCTCTGATGTGATTTCATCTACGTCCTTCTTGTATGTATCAATTGGAAGAATACCATCAGCATACTTTGTTCTACCAAAGTATTCACAATGTCCTTTTTCTTTGGCAAGTTGATTGGAAGACTTCAACAGATAATATTGGAAGGACTCAGACAGTCCATGCACAGCATTCCATGCCTCTTGAGACCCATAGGAGTATCCAAGTTTGGCAAGGTAATGTGCAAGTCCAATAAACCCAATTCCAAGGGACCTACGTGCCTTTGTAGCAACTTCAGCAGCAGTGACAGGGTACTCCTGATAATCAATCAACTCTTCCAGTCCTCTGACTGCCAGGTCACACAAATCTTCTAACTCTTTATCAGATCTAATCTGACCAACATTGACAGCAGAAAGAATACATAATGCTATCTCACCTGTTCTATCATCAATATGTTGTAGAGGGTAAGTAGGTAGTGTAATCTCCTGACACAAGTTACTCATCTCAACCTTATCTTTAAATGAAGAATGAGTATTGCAGTGGTCAATATTCATGATGTAAATACGACCAGTCTCTGCTCTCTCTTTCAATAAATTAAGAATGAGTTCCTGAGCTCCCACAGTTTTTCTTGGTACACTTGAATCTTTTTCATACTGTATATAAAGCTCATCGAACCTATCAGTGCCAAAAGAATTATAGAGCCCAGGCACATCATGAGGACTGAATAAGGTAATTTCTCCATTTTGAATAAATCTTTCATAAAAAAGTTTGGAGAGTTGGATTGAATAATCAAGTTTCCTCACCCTATTATCTTCTGTTCCTTTGTTGTTCTTAAGAACAAGAATGTCTTCTATTTCTTGGTGCCAGATAGGAAAGTGAACTGTAGCAGAACCACCTCTGATGCCGTTTTGAGTGCAGCATCTGACAGTTGATTCAAACTTTTTAAGGAAGGGGACCACACCTGTGTGTTGTACCTCTCCACCTCTGATTTTAGCATTGATACCACGGATTCTGCCTGCGTTAATACCAATGCCAGCCCTCTGTGCGACGTATTTACCAATAGCCATATCGCTGCTAAAGATACTATCGAGGGTGTCATCAACATCAACGAGAACACAAGATGCAAATTGACGCAATGGTGTCCGCACTCCTGCCATGATTGGCGTTGGGATGTTGAGTCTGTGCTTGGAGATTGCGTCATAGTACCTCTTTACGTATGACATGCGGGTGTCTTTTGGATACTCCGCAAAGATCGTCAGGGCAATCATGATATACATGAACTGTGGAGTTTCATATACTCCACCATTGCTCCTATCTTGGACTAGGTATTTATCCGCAACCTGTCTTAGACCAGCATATGTGAACAGGAAATCACGATCATGATCAATAAATCCATTTGCTTTATCAA